AGAAGAACGCTACTGGATTAGTAGATATCTTATAAAGTTGATCTCTTTGCTTTTGCTTAGGATATAATGCTAAATCATTAACACCAGTAACTATACCTCTTGTAAATCCTGCTGGTGCAAACCAAGGCTGGAAGTTAGCATCTGTATTTGCCATAGCAGCTGCTGCAAAACCTGAGAATGGTGAGTAGAATTGATCATCTAAATATGAATCATAAATCTGTACCCACTGTGCATATGTCGTAGCATAACTAGTATTAACTATACTTGTATGTGCTTGTATTGGCTTTAATACATTTAATGAGAAATTCTTTTCTGGATCATCTAAAGTTAAGAAACTTTTACCTGATACAAAAATTGGTCTTGGTAAGTCTGCAATAAACAGATGATCTTTTCTACGTTTTTCAGCAAATTCTGAGAATCTTTGGAATACTGTATTCCAATTGCTTCTAAAGTTTTTAGCTTGATCAGTTAAATTATTAACTATATCACTAGTATAGAAGCCATCAAATGCTGATACTGGCTTGGTATCATCAAAGAATGAACCTCCTTGCTCTTCTCTCATTGCATTAATAGTTGTTAACCCACCATCAACACTAATATCAATATCAAATAGATCTACATTTTCTACTGTATCAAATAATCTATCTAATTTTTGTGGTATACTACCTAAATCTTTATTACGTGGATTAGCATCTGCATGAGCACCAATAGCAAACAAACTATCTGCAGCACCCATTGAATTCTCTGCCATAATTAATTTAGTTTTAATTGTTTCAGCTTGTGTAGTAGTATTGGCTAAATAACTGCCTGACAATGTTCTAATATTTTCATTAGCAGTAGGTACATTCTCAAATTTCTTACTTGCAAATCTTACTATATTTGTTGGATTACCATCTAAATCAAGATATGTATTACCATCTTTATGTGAAATAAAGTCATTAGTCATAATAGTAACATTAGGTGAAGCATCTTCTCTTGTATCAATATAGAAGCTTCTTGCTACACCACCATCTTGTGATTGTATTTGTCTATGATAATCAAATGACCCAACATAACTTTCACTAAGAACGTAATCTAATTTAATTGAATCTGGTGCAAATGGTGATTGTCTAAGTCTAAACAATCCTAATGACACTGTATCGTCAAATTGATGATCAGTAATATCAAACTGGCTAAGATTCTCCATTACTTCAGAAACACTATCATCATCTTGACCAAACGTACTTGTATTATTATCAGATATAGATGATAATGAGAAATTTAATCTACTTTCTGGCAATGTTAAATAGTTGCTAGTCGTTGCAGATGTTGCAATTGTTTCAACTGTCAATACTCCGTCAAAATCAGTTGCAGGATTTAAATTAGTATTATCTAACATACCAACATAGAATCCTTGGAACTTCTCATCAATTGTAGTTTGACCTTTATTAAGAACAATTAAACCAGCCCCGGCTAGGTCTGCGCTAGTTGAAAATGTCTTCGTAGGTGTATTAGAAAAGTCGAATGATTTCTTCTGTAAAATATCAAAATACTGCTCTTGTGTTAATTCGAAGTGAGTTGGTTTACCTAATAGATACATAACACCTGATTGCTGTGCTGTATATGTATTTAAAATATTTCCGTATGTACTATCGTTAGCAACACTAATAGCACTGCATGGGTAAGCCAATGCACCGTAATTATTTCCAAAACCTGTGCCTCTACCTCCACCGTATGGTAATCTATATGTTAAAATATTAGCAGGTGATGCAAAAAGAGGTCTTACAGTATGATAAAAATATCTTTCTGCAGGAGTCTTTGGAGTACCGTAAATCTGTTCAAATTCACTTTGACTCGTTACTTGAATAACTTCATCTGTAGGACCTTTATCTGAATATCCTGTTACCAACACGTTTGTTCCAGCCGGTAAAACTGGTCTCAAACTTTGATCGATTTCTTTAATTTCTACACCGGGAGATTGTATTGTTCTAGCCATATATTATTATTTATATTTTTCACGCTAAAAATTATACCAATTCTACCACTAATTGTGAAAATGCAAATTCAAAGGTAGTTTCAATCTCATTAGGTGTCCTATAATTATAACTAATATTACCTAAAGATACGGGAAACGCTCTGGTGTATACAAATTTTGCAGTATTTTTATCGTATTCATCCTTCGCATATAAAGTAAAATCTGTTTGATAAATTTTAGGCGGTGCTACTGAACGATCATAGTCATGGTCTCTGATTGGCACAGAAGGGGTATTTGCTATATCTTTATCATTAAAATTTGAACCTTTTTCATCATTTAGCATATCCAACCATTTATAAATTACCCAATAATTATTAAATTGATTATCAATAGTAAAATTTACTGTTACATTTTCATATATAGGTCTTGTATGTTTTGATACCTTCATTGATTGACCGCCATAATATAAATCCTCGTTAGGTACTGTAACAGATGGTATAACCGACCCATATACTGAAAATTGTAAACTATCTTCAATTATTACACTATTATCTCTACTTCCTAAATTTTTTTTAGCAATTTCTCTTAAAGGTTGGGGTAAATTAATAACAAGTAGAAATTTATCTAATCTACTTTTATTAAACTGTGATTGGTTTACTGATGCCATATTTTAAATCCTTGCTTTTGTAACATATCCATTTCATTATACTGTTGAGATGCATTACCTATAACTACAGGCATAACATTAGAAGTATTTTCTTTTTCATTAGTATACATAGATGTTGGGTTCATAAAATATTTAATACCAAAATCCATTTGTTGAAGTTCTAAAGGTCTATTATTAGTATCTCTTTTTTGTACTTCGAAATACTGTTCAACTATATCTTCCACTAATATTATAAGATTCCACATCAGTGAGGTGACTAAATCATCATGATACCCCTTCTTTGCATTCCATGTACCGTTCGGTGCTTTTACATAGTTTTTTAACTCTTTTACCGTTCTTATATCATTAATAGTAACTGAGTTTAACTCGTTTACCCAATATCTCATATTAGTAACTGCTTTATATTTAGTATTGGTATGAGATATAATACCTAATTGATTTTTACTTCTACCAGCTGCTGAACTTCCCCAACTTACTATATTTTCATAGTCATAAACGTTTCTTAAATTATCAGCTATTTGACCGCCGCTGTTATTCCTCTCAATACAAACTAATGGGTTGCCCCAATGCTGCAATATTTCATATACCTTTTCAGTAAAGTTATAAGGTGATATTTGATTATTATGATAAACTGCTACTTGCTTTATATTAGTAAGATCTGTATAATCTAAAATTTGAATAACAGAAGCATCTTTACCTAAACCTTCACTTGTATCAACACTTGCTATATATATAGCATTTTGATTAGGCTCTTCCCAAAGCAAATACTTACCTTCATCAAATATAAATTTAGGCTCACTACATTTACTTGATAATTTATCAAACAATTCATCATCTAATGAACTTTCACCTAAAGATATAAATTGACAATTAAATTCTTGTTCAAAAGCTTCTACACTACCAATACTGTTTATAGTCTCTTTTTTCCATTTATCAGTGCGACCTGGTATTTCATTCCATAAAATTTTATCGCAAGCCCATCCATTCTCTTTATTTTCTGCTCCTGTATAAAGTTTATAAAACAAATTATCAGTACCATTAGCTGTTGATGCTATAAAGATCTTAGATTTTTTAGATGATGAAACGATAGGATATACTGATTTCCAAAAGTCTTCTACTAAATGTGGTTCAATAAAAGCAAGCTCATCAAGAATTAATACATTAACAGATTGACCACGAGCTGCTGTACCAGTTGTAGTAGATATACCTATCCTCGTTCCATTAGCTAATACAATTGACGTCTTACCATATTCCTTCACACCTGGTTTTAACCAATTAGGTAATTCTTCATATGCTAGTCTTATCCTACTCATTATCTCTAATGCAGTGCCTTCTTTATTGGCTACTATTAATATTCTTTGATCTTGATTAAAACATGCTATCCATAAAGCATATATCGTCATCATTGTTGTTTTACCTATCTGACGCGATGCTAATAATATAAAGAAGCGATTATCGCGCATTTTACGTAAAGCTCTTTTTTGACAGTAATGTAAATTGATAGTCTTTTTACCTTCATCTAATGATATAATATAAAAGTATTTTTCTGCAAAGTGTAATATGTTACTTTTACTCTTTTTTAACTCCTTTACCATCTCAGGAGTATACTCAAATTCAGCCCCTACCGTAGGTAGATTAGGGTTATTCATATAGTTTTGTTTATTTTTAGTCATTCTACTATAAATATTTACATGACTCGAGCAAATACTCTAACCGAAATATGGAAAACTTATAGCGATAAGGTGGTAAATGAAAATGCACCTGCAGCTCCCGCAGCTAAATTTGGAACTAAACCTGGTGAAAAGCCTGTTGAAGCAAAATCAATTAAACATGGATTTGCTAATGATAGTACATCAGGTCCAGCAAATGCTGAAGGAGTTAAAGAAGTAATAGATCCTAAAAAATCTAAAAAATCTAAAAAGAAAGATGAGCTTTATAATAGTGAAGATTATTCATCACAAGTTTTTGATAAAAAAATAGAGAAAAAGGTAAAAGAGTCTATAAATAATTATATGAAATCAACTTTTGACAAACTATTCGAAAATGTATTAGGTGAAAACATGGATTCCGAGCAACAAGAGCTTGAAGCACTTGGTGTTGACGTAGACAACGATGGAGACATTGATGT